TTGTTCACCGCTTTCTTAAAAATTGATTATCATACCGCCATAAATGCTTGCTATTGTCATTCTTAAGACTCTTGCCCCTTTTATAATCTATCTGCCAGCATTTCTGACATAATTGCCCTTGTGGTCTATCAATAGGCTCTCCGCAGCGATAACACAAATGATTTTCTTTGCGATATTCTTTTATATTTTGCCTATTTTCAGTTCTTTTTCTGTGGATAGCATTATCCTTTTCTTGACATAATGCACACTTTGCCTTGCCCTTAGCAGCTTTAGCCTTGCCACATCTAACACATATGCCAGCTTTTCTACGTTCAGCATATAAGTTTTTTGAATACTGTTTAAATGCTTCATTGTTTTTTCTTCGCTTATCATCACTCAATGGGTGATTAGCTCTATATACAGCTTTGTTAGCCAAACATTCCGGGCATATCTTTTCATCACCCACAAGTTTATTTTTACGACATTCCGGGCAAATTTTAAACTGCCTGCAAAATTCTCTAGTTTCTCTACTATAAGCTGTTTGCTTTTCTCTACATTCTTCACAATAAAAGCCTTTTCTATCAAGTGGCTTGCCACATTTAGGGCACAATCCATTCTCTCGGCGGTAATTATATAATTTTTTCTGTGGACTAATTGGCGTTATTTCCACTTAAATCAACCTCTCATTCTGTCAATTCTATCTTGTACCTCTTTGGGTGCTTCAATATAGCCCTCTGAATCTTCTTTTTGACCGATAAGGTTGCTATTTTGTCATTAAGTGATTTATACCTCTTTGGAATTTTTGCTCGATTTGAGCCTTATACGAATTTGCATTCGTCTTTTCGATAAGTGATTTGATATTGTCCGGCATACGATTTATTTCATTCGCACGCTTAACAACTGTTTCGTAAGTTCTTAGAAAATTTGATTGTATAACTGTTTCTATTGTCTGATAGTCTGATGTCGCCCAGTTTTTAAGGTTATCTGGCATACCAACCGCCTGTTTTACAAGTGGCGGTAGTTTATTAAATTCTTCAACTGCCCCATAAGTGCCATTCCTTAAAGCCTTGCTAACCAATCCCCACGCCACCATTCCGTCAAGTTCCTGCGGCTGTGATACAAGTTGTATTTTTGCAACTATTTCTCCTACGCTTGGTGCAAATCCGCTTGTATTAGATGTAATATATGCTTTTAAAGCAACAGCCACTTGCTCGCAACTATATTCTTCTAACATCACTTGCCACGCATCAATTGTCCTTGATAAGTCTTCAGGTTTGAAATTCGGGTAGCAATCACAAATGATATGAATTGTTTCAACCGTTTCTTCTCTTGTCAATCGTCATCACGCTCCTTTACACTTTACTCCAATCAATGCCATTGCCAAACCCCTGCCTATCTTGCTTGCTGTTGCTTTTCAGCTCAAACAATCCTTGCCAGCAATGGTCTACTGACTGATTGAGAATTTTAACAGCTAAGTCATTATCTCCACCCGATAACTTTTCAAGAGTATTCATAGCTCTATGCAATGCCTTGTCAGTACATATAGGCTTCTTAATTCTCTTACGCATTGTCACATATTCGTTGAATGCTTCATCAAGCAATTCATCATTGGGATAATAACTTTTCTTTTTGGATATTACGTTAGTAATATCTTTTTCTATATTCTTGTCTTTTTTAATTTCTTCCGTTCTTTCATTCTTACTTTCTTTTAATATAGAGTTTGTTAATAGAATGTTATCCGTTTGTTGATTGTTTGTTAAGTTGCTTGTTATTTGTTTGTTATCTTGCTTGTTATCCGTTTGATACAAATTGTAGTTAACCACAGTAAATATCGTGAATTTGTTTGTTGCTTTGCTTGTTATTTCGCCTGTTAATTGTAAGTGTTTTAGCGAGGTACGAATTTCCATTACAGACAAATTAGTTTCTTTTGATAATTCAGATATTGAAGAGGGGAAAGACCCTCTTTCAATTATCTTGCCTTTATAATTTCCGTCTTTCCAATAGGCACTTATCAACATATACATAAAAAGTCTGAATGTATTAATATCACTCCACCATTCCCACTTTAAAATCTTTCTGTCAATTTTAATAAAATTGCCTGTCATAATTACCTCTTCAAGTTCTGTCACATTGTTACTTCACTAAATCGTTGATATTAACCCTAAATCCATCAAATTCCTTGCCTTTGCTTCTGTTGTAAGTGGCTGTATCAAAGAACATTAAGTTGCCCTCTCTGTCTGTTGCCATACTCACACCATTCCTTGTAAGACTGCCTTTTAGCAAGTCAAGGACTATTTGTATTTCCTGTTTCGTATCGTCTGTCATTACTCACTTTCCTTTCGCAAATAATTCATATATCCCATAGATTGATTAAGAACATATATTGATACGGCATTTGCGAGCCTTTCAACAAGTTCTCCGCTATCTTTTTCACGATTGTAAACTTCCTCTATAACCTCGCCAATCTGTGAATACTGTGCCTTGCCTTGGTTGTTTATCCAAGCTGTCAAATCCATAATGGATTTACTTTCAATCCTCTTGCCTAAAAAGTCAGTCAATTCAAGCTGTCCGTCCTGCGTCATTCCGCACCTCCGATAAAATCCTCAATATTCATTTGTGGGTCTTTCGGAAATATAAGCATTTCATTTTTAGCACGCTCGTAAAAGTTTCTGTCAATCTCAAAGCCGTAAGCACTTCTGCCTAATTCGTGTGCGGCTCTAAGTGTGCTACCACTTCCACAGCAAGGGTCAATAACTACATCCCCATCGTCTGTAAAAATCTCAATCAGTTTCTTTAATACCGATACAGGCTTTTGTGCTGGATGAATTTTAGGAATATCTTTACCGTCTTTATCCCAGGTAAACCAGTTGAATACCATATGTCCTGTGCCTCTGATGTTCTTTCCATTTTCATCAACCTGTAATCCGTTTCGGAATTTCGGAAGTTTATCTCGGTACAATACAAGTGCATATTCTGTAGCCCCTACGATACGCATATTAGCTTTAAGCACTTGCGGACTGTAATTTTTACAAAACACAAGCGGTATATAGTGCACAAATCCGTGTTTATTCGCCGCCGCAATAAGTGTCTGTAACTGTTCAAATGCACAAAACACAATCATACAAGGACTATTACTACTTCTGCCCCTAGCAACATTCTTTTTGTCCTCTTTCTTTAACATCTTTGAACAAAAATGGAAGTATTCATACAGATTAAAGTTAAAGTCAGAGTTAAATGCCGCCTTTTTAGCAAACTTGCTTTCTCCATTCTTATTGTCGCCGCCGTTGTACCACATCGGGTTACTACCATAAAAGTTAGTGCCTACATTGTATGGTACATCAGCAATAATAAGCTGTGCTGGAGGTATTGCATATTTCTTGTAATTCTGCATAGAATCACGATAAATCTCACATTTAATTTTCTTTTTATACATTTTCATCACTAAAAGGAAACCGCGGTTTTATGTGCGCACAACCTATTCCTTTCTTTGATTTTTCAGGCTAAATAATAACCTTTGCTCTTTGCTTCCGCATAATCATCTTCTGAAAGTAAAACTTCTGTCTGAACCTTTTTGTTACCATAGCAATCAACATCACATACAACCTTGAAAAATAACATTCCGTTCTTTTCGATAGCTTCTTCGTGAGTTATATTTGTTACATAGTGTTCAAGTAAATTCATTCTCCAATTCCCTTTCTTTCGAATCTCTCACAGGGCACATCAAGCAAGCAACCACACCGCTCAACTTCCGTTGTTCCCCAATATGTCTTGTATCTGTAAGAGTTTGCACAATTAAAGCAGAAGTCCTTTCCGTTATTCATTTTGCAACTTGTCTTTTTATCTTCTAACTTTTTCCCAAGACTTTCATTTGTTCTTTTGAGTTCTTCTACCTTTTCCTGTAATTTCTCAAAATCTTCAATGAGTTTATTATATTTCTTCTTACTTAAAATCTTCATTCTGAATCACCTTTTTTCTTTGATTTTTAATCTACAGTTTCATACCTATCTTCGTAAAATTCTCTATCTTCTCCATTAGAATAGGCTCTTTTGCACTCCACACAAAATTCTAAAAATGTCTCCATATCTGTGCTATTTTCGTATTTACAGCCTTTGCAATCATTCATTCTGAATCACCCACTTTCAATAAATCCATAAACTTCTCATACTGTTTCTGCGATACCTTATTATTAGCCTTATCCGCTCTCAATTCGATTTTAAGGTGCTTTTCTGCTATATTGGATAATTCCCTTGCAAGGTTCTTTCTGCCCTGTTGTATGCCCTGCATATAGCCTTTAGGCGCTTTCCTTTCGCCTATCGAACCACTATCACGATTTCCACCCTGTCCGCCAATGCTAACATTCCTAAGCTGATAACCATTGTCAGCATACAGTTTGATGTAATACTTTTCTTTCTCGTCAAGTTGGCTTTCGGGAAAATTCAGGAATTCAACTCGCCAACCATAAGGATTTTTCTCTTTGTCATACAGCTTGTGTTTGCGTAAGCTAAGGTCTATGTGCTGTTCATAGCCTACAAGGTGGCTTGCCAATCTCTGCAACACCGACTTAGCCTGTCCGACATAAGCAAACTTAAAGCCGTTTTCATCTTCTCGGAGTAGGAAGTATATCCCACTCCTGTCATTCAACTTTGGATTCAGCTTCAATAGTCGCTTTTTATTTTCCTGTTCTATTGCCTTGGTTCTCGCTATGTTCTGATAATTCAAGAATTCCCACCTGCCTTTATTTCAAAAGGATTCACAAAATTATCAATAAGTTTAGCTCCCATACTAAAAGCTACTGGTTGTTCATCCCTGTCTAAATCTAATTTTTGACCACAGCTCGGGCAGTAATCATATCCATCACCCTCATATGTCGGTTTCTTAGCTATCTGCTTTTCTCTAGCTTCAATCACACTCTTAAATGTAAAACCTTTCTTTACACATTCATCTTCAAACTGCATATAGTTTTCAAGGACTTCTGTTGTCATTTTGCGGTCAGATAGCTTCTTGATTGTTTCAAGTGCCTGTATTGCAAGTTCAGACGCTTCTCTTGATATATTACTTCCGAATGGCATATCAATATTCTGCTGAAATTCTTTAATTGCTTCGTCCTCTTTCATATATTCACCTCATTCGATTAATAAAAAAGCACCCATCATTAATTTTGTTGTTGATTGTAATAATATTTGTTCCCCATAATCCAACACGAAAATTTCTAGCTGTATTGCTATTACAAATAACGCAGCGGACTTTATCGTACTTGCTTAATATTTCTTGAAAATCCTTATCGGTGCTTGTGCTTGTAAAAATATAACCATTTTCGTAATTGCCATGTTTGCAAATCATCAAATCACACCTCTTTAATTAAATGGTAATCCCTCATCAGCTACGCCATCTGGAATTGACATAAAGCTGTCTGAACTAGCATTACCGCCCATAATTCCATTACTGTTATTATTCTGCTGATTAGCACGACTTTCACAAAATTCGTGTCTTTCAACAACACAATCATTAGTATAGACTTTCTGTCCGTCTTTGTTAGTGTAGCTGCCTGTCTGCCATCTACCCTCAACGATAATCTTAGTTCCCTGATGTAAATACTTCTCTGCAAACTCTCCATTTTTGCCAAATGCAATACAGTTAATAAAGTCTGCTGCCTGTTCGCCCTCTTTCTTAAAAGCTCTGTCAACAGCTAATGTATACCTTGCTACTGCCATACTTCCGTTTGCTGTCTGCGAATATCTAACCTCTGGCTCTCTAACAACTCTTCCACATAAAATTACACGATTCATCTAATTTTCCTCGCTTTCTAATAACTCTGGGTTGTCAAAAATGTTGCCGATAACTTCTGCATTAACCATATTTATCCAATAACCTAAATCTTTTCTGTATCTTTTAGTATACTTGCCTGACCAGTCTACATAAAATCCAACATGTTCAGTTTTGGCGCTATCAAAGCAGCTCTGATAACTGCCGTATTTGATTTGCGCACAAGCATCACTAAATAAGTCTTTTACAATATCGTTCTCCCAAATCAGCTTGCCATTTTTATCTTTCAAGACGGTGCATTGACAGATTGTGGATGGGTCTACTTCAAATCCTTGCAAAGATCCATCCGCCGGATGTTGATTGAATATAGTCGCTGCGTCAGTATCATGAAGCAATAATGCTCCTTGTACCCATTCTCCGTTATCAAGTCTTTTTGCCTTGAATAAATATCTATCTTCCATATTCTCTCCTTTCTAATACCTTGATATTTTAATCTCACTATTCAATATGGAATTAAGTTCCTTGCTAAGTAAATCAAGTTCCTGTTTCACTAATGATTGAGCTTCATTTATAGCGGCTATCAAAGATTCACTATTTAATTTTCTATCGCGGATATTTAATGCTTGACAATTCATATATAGCGTTTCTCCGCAACCGTATAGTGTGTGAACACATATACCTAATCTTTTGCTATCACCCCTGTAAATAGTTCCAGACTCAACCGGATCTCCATATTTTGCATTGCTTATATACTTCATATTTCCTCCTATTCTGCTTCTGATTGAAGCCAATCTTTCCAGCATTTAGAACATTCTGTTTTCTCGTAGCAACAATCACACGGAAGATTTGCACATTGAGATGAAATGCCATCTTCTTCGACAATATCTAAAAACTCCGCTAACTCTTCATCTGACATATTCCTTATTCTGTCAGCGTTAGTCATTCTGCTATCGCACCTGTAGCAAGGCTCATCGTCTCTTGAATTACTGTTGTGCTGGCAGTTACAAGTGTTGGTAGCTTCTATACTTTCATCAAATGCTTTTAAAAACATTTCAGCAATTTCTTTCTCGTATCTACCACACATACCATTGCAATCAATATCTGCAATAACCCTTGAAAAGAAATCTTTGAATTTGTCAACAATATAATCTCCTTCAAAATCTTTAGGTATGTCAATTACTACTTTCATTTTCTCCACCTTTCAATTCTTTCAGCTTTGCTTCTGCTTCGGATTTTGTGAGGAATACCGTTTTGCCAAATTCCATAACATCAATTTGACCTGAAAAAGTCCTGTCATTTGATTCATAATCGCAAAACAGTGTAGTTTCTCCGTCTTCAAAACAATCCAAATGGAAGTCTTTAACTGTAAACTTGTCTATATCTTTTCCAAATCCTGCAAAATCAAGAAAAATTTTATCACCAACCTTGCAAGGCAATTTGATAAGTCTTCCGTGTTCCTCTAAGTCCTCATATTCTTTCAATTTTGTTGCTAAATTAAGGATTTTCCTTGCTTCGCTCGGCTGACAAGTTATGTCTAAGTCAAATGTAAACGCAACTCCACCCGAATTGCTTGTCTGTGTTAATCTCTCCATTTATGCTCCTTTCTAAAACGGGCATTCGTTTGGATTCCTTAGAACCCATTCTTTACCCGCTTCTGCAACGTCCACATTTGCGTTTATGTCAACTTTTTTCATCTTCTCAATAAAACCATCTCTATCAGAATTTTCACTTGATAGATGGCACATTATGACGTTCTGCAAGCTGTCTGAATCGTTAGCTCTAACAAACTCACAAGCCGTGTCAATGCTTAAGTGACCTCTGAAAACGTGATTAGCTTTCGGATTGTCGGTATCAACTAAATCCTTGTCATAGTTCACACCTAAGAGAATGTGGTTTATATCTTTGAAACGCCACTTAATAAGCTCTGTGTCGGTTATATAAAGTAATCTACCCATTTCGGGGTGCGTAATCAAAAATCCGTAACAATGGCATTCCGTTCCATCTGCGTTAGTGTGTGTCCACCTACCATCTACTGTTGTTAAGTCAAATGCTCTTACAGTAAAATAAGAATTTGCTAGAAACTGATTCATAAGTAAAGCTTTGTATGGCTCACATATAGGAATACCCATAGTTTCAAAATCTTTTACTGACTTGCTGTGGTCAAGGTGTTTATGGGTGCATAACGCACCCACAACACCTTTAATGTTCCAATCTAAGCCTTTTTTAATCTCCTTAATCGGTATTCCGCAATCAAGGATAAGTGTTTCTCCACTGTCGGAAGTTAAGGTGTAGCAATTACCTGTACTTCCTGTGGCTATACAATGCAATCGCATATTCTTCTCCTTTACTCGCTACTTCGCAAAAACGATAATAATTTTTCTGTACAATCAGCACAAAGGTCGTATCTATAATCTACATATGAATAACCATCTGGATTGCCGTAAAACATTGAATGAAAGCGCAGTCGATTTTCTTTTTTGATACCATATTTAAAATATCCAGCCCATTTAGACAAGCTGTACTCAAAAGGCTTTCCACATCTATCACATTTACAGATTTTTTCAACCGACATACTCACACCTCGATTTCATCATCCTGCGGGAACTGAAAGTACTCTGTTGTAGCTTTCCGAAATTGTTCCTCACTAAAAATACTCTGTACTTCTTCAAAACGCTTTGAACCGGCTACGCAATGATAAAACACATTATTTTCATACACTTTTCTAAGCATTTCCATAGCCTTATACGATTTCTCTTTGGAAGAGTACTTACCTAATACGTATTCCTCTCCATTGTATAGCACTATAACGCTCTCCATTGCGTGGCACACAACTATCTGCTCATAAGGCAAATCAACATTGCCATTCTGACTAATTATTCTCATAAAACTCCTTTCTGACATCAGCCACCCTGCATTTAAGTTTGTAACTCAAATCGTCAATAGGTGGTCTCTTGCTTGGACGGCAGATAAACTCTCTACAAATCCTTGGCCTGACTGAATAAATCTCGCATTTTTCCTTTGATTTATCATCATTAAGGAACGGACAAGTCATATCCATTGTCGGTGTGGCTGTCGGATAATTATGTCTGTGTTCCTTAATATGATGTTTCTTAATGTACTTGTGAATTGTTGTAATTTCATCTTCCGTCATAGGAAGTAAGTTACTGCAACAATTGCCACATTGAGTACATTCTCCATTACAAGTCAAATCATAAGCGCCATTATTCATATCAGCCATCATCTGCTCTAAACTCGTTGATTTCATAGGCTTACTCCTAATAAGATAAATTAATAACAATGAATGAGCCTTTCTGCCAAGTTCTCTTGTGCATTGGCTCATAATCGTCAATATCATCAAAATCTACATCATCGTCAAAACTTGCTGTAACTGTCACTTCCTGCGTGTCGTTTTCATTCTCTCTGTCAAATTCTGCTTCAACGCCAGTGTCATATTCAGCTTCACAGTGAAACTTAACTTCTGTATCTGCATTATACTGACTTAATTCCTGTATTAATTCGTATACTGTCATATCTAATCTCCTATTCTGCCTGCATAAATGGTGGCAATGTGCTGTCTGTTTGTTCTTCTGTTACTTCTGCGGCGGTTGTATCAACATCTTCCTTGAACTCAACTGAATTGGCATTATCGGATATTTCTCTCGTTACCTCTGCCTGCATATTCTCAACCGAATAACTCTTGTCCGTGAAATCTCCGTCAATAATTTCATCAGATGTATATAATCCCATCGAAATTTCCGGGCAGTATCTTCTTGAAAAGAATGAGGCGGCACGATATGCAAGCATTACCTGTGGCATTGTTTTCCACTTGCTACCGTTCTTTCCGACCCAGCCCTCGTCAACTGCCATATTCATATCAACTACTGGTCCGTTAATTCTTTCTCCATTTTCAAATGCGTAGCACATACAGCTAAAAGGTTTCCCGTTTTTATCTGCTTTTTCTTCAAAATGTAAACTGCCGTCATACTTGTGGCTAGTGTTTATCATTCCGATAAGTGCTTTTGCGTTCCACCCAGGTTTGCCTTGTATTACATCAAGGTTCTGCATTACTAAAAATGGGCTTGTTTTCATTCTGATTGCAAGGTCAATCGCTATCATACAGTTAGCCTCGCTTTTCTGATACTCTCTTGGAACTAATGTTGACTGCGATAATGCCTTTGCCATCTGATAAGCCATTGTGAAATTATCGGATGTTCCAAAAATTCCAAGACTAAAGTCCGTTACCTTGTTAATGTGCTGTACTGCTGTTTCTTCTTTCTTTTCTACTACTGCTGTTGTTTCTGCCATAATTAGTTTTCCTCGCTTTCTATCTCTTTAACTTATTTGCAAGTTCTATTATTTGTTCTGCACTATCGCCTCGCTTTATATGCTTGCTTACTGTTGCAACCGAAAGCCCACATATTTCAGCCAACATAGTTAAATTCATCTCTTCGCCTTTATATGTCAGAATTATGCTGTTTTTGTTCAACCTAGGCTTTTTGTTAATTGCTTCTTCAAAAGAATAGCCCAACATATCAATCCTATCTCTTAAAGTTTCAACTGGAATACCCCGCTCTCTTGCCCAGTCAGATAAAATCTTAGTTTCACCATTATAAGTAAACCATCTATTACATTTTTTCTTCCTCTGTTGTTCAGCAAAGGTTATCCATTGGCAATTATTAGGCTCATAATCTCTATCTTCATCTATTCGGTCAATAGTAAGATTTTCAGCATATCCATTTTCAAGTGCCCATTTTTCAAAGTTTTCGTATGTTTTCCATTCTTCACATACTTTTATTCCTTTTTGAGCATAATAAATAATATCCTTTCTTTTTGAATTAATAGAACATCTATCCAACATATTAGTCCATATTGAAAATATCCTATGCGTTGTGATTTTGTACTTGTTTTTCAAACAACCGCAGGACTTCGTGTGTAAGGATGTTAATTTGCTTGTGAAGATTTCTTTGTAATTTCCGCAGTCACATTTGCAAAGCCATTTGTGCTTATCAGGTAAATACTCAACAACTGTAAGCCTGCCAAATTTCTGCCCTGTTAAATCATTTTTGAACATTTATAATTTTTAGCTCCTTGTCATTAGACACACATAATAAAATTAATTGTGATTCAACCATACTAATTATCTTTCCCTCGTTCTGCATATCCAAGCTCTCTACATCATCACAAAATATAGGCACTGACATACCGCTAATCTTCTGAATAGAATTACAAATATCAACTCTGCCAAGAATCCTGTTACCCTTATTGCTCATAGTTGTAAGAATTGACTTTCCATTAACTGTAGGTATGCAAACTGACTTGTAACCGCCAGACTTATTCAGTTCAAACAACTTCCACTTGACTAATGAGAAATGACTGTTAATGCTGTCAGACAATGTTTCATTCTTTGCCTTATCCAGTTCATCAAGCAAATCAAGGATTTTTTCAGCATTAGTCTTATTCTGTTCCTGTGTACGCTGTTCTTTCCTTAATTCTTCAAGTCGTTGTTCATCTTTTTCTGTGTTGCTTTCAGCTATCTTTCGCTCACACTCTGACAACTGCTGCCTTAAATCGCTTTCCTGTGCCTTTAATTCAGCCTTGACACTTGAAATGTCATTAGCTTTGTGCATAGCCTGTTCCTTTTCGACTATCTGCTGTTCAAGTGCCTTGTACTCTTCTGTGGCTGTCACATCAATTTCCTGCGGAAGTTCGGATAACTGTTTTTCAAGGTCTGCAATGGTTGTATTTAGCATTTCAAGACTTTCCTTGTGTTCTGAATATTCTAATTCAAGTGTTCGCAATGTTTCTTTTTCGGTGTCAAGAGTATCTTTTGCTCTGTTCCCCCTATCTGTAATAACCTTTAATTCCATTGCCCTGTGGCTTTCAAAATCAGCTCTTAATTCTTCTTTTTTATCTTCTGGGTATTCCTGCTTACAATAAGGGCAAATAAGGCTTGCTTCGTCAAATTTGCGTTCATTCTCCGCTTTCCATTTATCCCTTATATACTGTAGATTCTTGTTTATACTCTCAATGGTATTCTGCTGATACTCAATGCTCTTTTCTGTATCAGTAATAGTCTTTTCTGTCTGCCTAACAAGAAACTGCTTATCAGAAATCCTGTTCTCAATATCTCTCCTAGCCTTAATATTGTCCTCATTGGCTTTACGGCTCATATCACTAAGTTCAAACTTCAAGTCAAGAATATCGGCACTAGCCTTGTCATATTCAGCTAACAGCTTGTCATTGTCAGTCTGCTTTGCCACACAATCAGCAATCTGTACTTTAAGGCTGTTCTTCTGTAATTCAAGGTCAGATATTTCAATAGCCTGCTTAATCTGAATATCTCTTTCCTTTTCCTTAATCTGTCCGTCAATAACAGGCGATTGCTTGTCAACATTAGACGAAATCAATTTATTCATTGAGCGGATTTCTTCGACAGTGTATTTTTCAAGCATTGGTACTAATTCTGCCAACTCTTTTCTTGACCTTGCCATATCTAAGTCCGTAACACTTTCAATTGAACTGAAAAGATATTCTCTCATTTCATCTGGCTTTCTACTAAGAAAAGCATTGATATTACTGCAAGCCTTGAACATCTTCATATTAACGTCTAGATACTCATTAAATGCTGTTAAAGTCTTAGGAACACTGTTGACGTAATATGAGTTATTATCGCTGACAGTTGTTACAATTTTTCCATCTTTTACAGCTTCCTTATAAGTACGCTTCTGTACTTTCTTCATAGTCACTTCTTTTCCGTCAACATCAAGTGTAAGTTCAACTGATACGTCCATATCATCAACAGATACTCCGTCAACTTCTCTTCTGACAACCGGATTATCTTTTAACTCATAATCGCAGTTAAACAAGCACCATAAGTATGCTGTTGCTATTGTTGACTTACCTACGCCATTCTCACCCATAATCTTTGTTATGTCGTAAAAATCAAATGTTCTGCTTGCGTAACACATAAAATTCTCTAAAACCGTTTTTTTTAAAAATATTTTCATAAACAATACCCTTTCCTTATTTATATATTCATAATGAATACATCATCTTCTATTGAGAAGTTGTCAACTGTCTTGTCTGCAAGATAATGCTGTCTGTCAAGTTCATCAAACGTGCCGTCAAATATAACACCTTGGACTGGATACCATACTTGACAACGCTTTTCGCTATCTGCTGCCATAGCAGCTAATTCTGAAACTGTAACATCACTATTCATCAGCATTTCCCTTTTCTTCTGTAATCTCAACTCTGCCTACTGATACCTCATAAGCTACTCTGTTTTCAATTTCATCTTCACTTATCTTTTTTGTATAAGGTCTTGACTGAAACCTGCCTGTCATTTCTATATGTGTTCCTACTAACAAGTGACCGACAAACTTAGCTGTTCTGCCCCAAACTATGCAAGGTATATAGTCTGATTTGCCATATGGTCTGTTTACTGCGACAAGAATATCAGCGATTTCTCTTCCAAGTGGCGTCTTTCTATATATAGGCGGCTTGCATAAGTGACCTACAATCTCAACAGCATTATTTACGTCCGGATCAATTTCAGCATCTTCTAGCACATCTATTTCCCTGGCGAATACACTAAGTATCAGATGACTATGCTCCTCATTATCTGTATGCTTGTTGTATGACCTTATCTGTCCGTTAATTACTACAGTCCTGTCTACATCAAGCCTATTAATACTTATTAATCTTTCCGATACAATTACTGGAAGCGTATCTGTACTTCCACTCTTTCTTAACACCTCTATATAAAAGAGGTAAAATCCCTCGCCACATATCTCGTGTGAAAAAACCGGCTTTTTAGCAATCTTTCCTAATATATAAGTCCTGTTATTATTTATCATTTGTTACTCCTTTCTCAACAAACCCTACAACTTTACCACCGTCTATAACTGTTACCATATCTTTCTTCTCGTACATATCAATGCAATCCTGTACTGTTATTACTTTCTCGTTTACCTGTTTCATATTGTTCAATCCTTTCTTTTCTCTTTGCCCTTGCTATTGTCAGAACGATACAAGCCAGTTCTAAAAACATCCCGAATATCGTTCATAGCATAAATCCCTGTATCATAGCTCATATCTCTCTTTCATTATTGTAGGCAGTTCGTAGCAGTCGATATAATCATGAATGTCTGCTATGTACTTCTTTTTAAGCTCACTCAAGCCACACCCGAATTCGTGCTTTAACTGCCCTAAAATATCTCTTACAACCATGCTTCTTAATGGCTCACAATGCTCATTTCTTCCTAAGAGGTAACTTGTTCTTCTACCAATGTGTGAAAGAATTTCAAGTTTTTCCACCTCATTAATCTGCTCTCTTTCGCCTTTTTCAGAAATAATAAATATCAATCTGCTAAAACTCCTTTCTAATTAATAAGCTGAAATATCATTGACACAATAAATAATATTGCTGATAACATCCATAAATATTCAGCTATCCTGCTGTCTCTCTTTGCTTTCTTGTATGCCGCAATAGAGACTTCTAAATTGTTTCTTTCTGCTATCAGTTCCTCTACTGATATGCTATACTGCGGTGTTGCCTGTATATCTTCCATAAACTTCTCCTTATCTTAAAAATTGTAATATTATTAAAAAGTAAATCTATCATCGTAATCGCTGTGCTTATCTCTACTGCACTCATCTTCCTCACTTAACAGTTTCTTTAAAATCTTATTCAGTTCTGCAAGCAAGGAATTTCTCTTTTTCTCAACTGTGATTAATTCTTTTATCAATCTTTCCAACTCTTAATCCTTTCTCAAAAACTCATACTTATCTGTGCATTAGCTTCTTTTACCTGTTCAGCAAGTGCCATAGGCAACGCATAATCATCTATAAACTTGTGTACATTATCAATGTACTTTCTTCTTATGCTCTTATATGTTGTTACGCAACCAAACTCACGTTTTAACTGCTTATATATGTCAGAATATACCGAACTGCGAATACTGCCGTCCTTATAAGCTTCACTATCCTTACCACCAAGTACAATTACGCCTTTTCTATTAACGTGCTGTTTGACCTCATCAATCTCACAGCCGTAAAGAGGTGTGTTATCCTTAAGCTCTGTCATATCTTCTTTGATAGAGTTAACAGCCTGTTCAAGCTCTGTATAACCCTGTGCTAAAAGCTGTATCTGACCGCCTGTTGTCTTTGGCATACCATAACTGCCTGTCTTTCTGATTGACGGAAGGACTTCTGATGTTACCCAGTCAGTAAATCTTTCTGCACTTTCTTTACGGCTCTGAAAGATTGTCTTATAAAGATTAGCCTCGCTAATAAATGCCATTTTCTGCATTCCACCCTTTGTAAGGGTGTCCGCAGTATGGATACCCTTTTCAGATAACCTCTGCTTAACATTTCCTACATTTGATATTTCCAATGCCTTGCATACATCAGCCAAGCAAAACATAGGTTCATTATCTTTAGTAATAGTTCGGATTTCTCCAAACTCCGAATTGCTAAAAATCTGTAACTCCATAAATGTACCCTTTCTTATCTGACCCATTTTTCAACTGGAATTTTTGTTGCTTCTGCGATTTTTTGTACTGTAGTTAACGCCGGTAAAGAATTATTATCTTTCCACCTGCCCACAACTCCATTACCAAGACCACATTTTTTTTCAAATGCGTGTATTGATAAATTATTTTTTTCACAATAAGCGACAACATTTTGATAAAACATAGACTTCTCCTTTCTTTATTTAATAAAGATTTAGAGAAAAGCTTGACAATCTTTAGAGAAAGTTCTAATATATGAATTGTCGAGAAACATATTTTGAGAGCACTTCCCTTTAAGTTTATTTTTAGGCTTTTCCCTAACCCTTAAACTCATTATATAGAGTGTTCTCTAATTTGTCAACACCTTTTTTAGGTGAAACCCTAAAAAAATGGAGGAAAACACAAATGAACACGGTAGAAAGAGTAAAAGACCTATGCAAACAAAGGAAGATTTCAATACATAAATTAGAATTAGAATGTGGTTTTGCTAACGGATATATAGGTCAGTTGCGTAAAGGCACATTACCAGATGATAGGTTGGGAAAAATTGCTGAATATTTAGGAGTATCAGCTGAATATTTAAGAACTGGCGAAGAAGAACAGCTTATTTTGTCTGAGCAAGCTGATTTGTGGATTAAAATTAGAAATGACAAAAGATTATTACACTCATTAAAAACATTTTTCGAGTTAAGTGACGAACAGCAAGAATATGTCCTCGGCTTAATTAATTTATTTAAAGGAGAGTTGTAATAAATGATTGAATCGAAGGATTTTTTGAAGACTATAGTAGAGAAAAGAGATAAAAATGGCAACACTAACTATGCCGACATTGCTAATTGTCTTGGCATTGATATGATTTCAATGTTGCCATTTATGAAAGAACTTAGTAGTAAAGGCTACATCACCCAAACCCTTGAAGATGTAACTATTACTAAGCTCGGATTACTTGCTTATGATGAACTTTAATTAATACTCACGATTTATGAAATTGCGATAAAATCTTTTATTCTTTCAAGTGTACTAGTGCAACATTATGTTGCACTAGTTTTCTTTATATCTGCTATTATTTTATAGATATACTCTAATACTGCATTATCGTTGGTATTTTCTACTATTTCAATAATTTCCTTTTTGTAATCATTGTTATTCACATTCGCACTTCCCCTCTTTTACTATTGTGACGATGTAATCATTATAGAACACACGTTCTATCGTGTCAAGTGTAGCGGCGATACTGCCAACGCCAATCAAACAATATCGCCTGCCAGAACTTGAAAATGTTTAAGGGTCTTTTCTCAAAGACAAGTTCATTATACATTTATTTTTAGTATATTTCAAATACTTTCGGTCGTGTTGTTTTGACCTTATTCGACAACTAACTGGAATTTGTCGATAGCTTTGCCAAATTCCCCGGCGTATCCGTCCATTCCGTTACCAGTTTCATTGTCTATCTGCTCTGGATAGAAGTTTCTTAAGCCGAATGGTGATACCATATATCTTGCATACTTGTAGTCCTCTCCGCTAGGTGTGTAGTAGATAACTTCGATAGCGTCAATATCGTGCTTCTTATCACCTGCATAGCCGTTTTCAAAATTGTCATAATCGCAACCTGTTACATAAGGTAACCAGCCGCCGTTTAGTAAGTGTACTCTGTACTTAACGTCGCCACGACTAACCCTGATAGCAATAGCCTTAATAGCTGTATCGTCACCCTTTCCAGCCCAGTCACTGTCGTTAGTTACTTCATCCCACCACCTATCAGTATAAGCGGCATATGTAACATCAACAAGCTCATTGTTGTTATCTGTTGTTTCTTCCTCTTCTGTATCACTCGTATCATCTGTGTCATCTGTTATTTCTTCGTGTTCTCCGTAGAATACAGATAAGTCACATACTCCGTCCACTCCGTCTACAATACCACTAGAAGTATACTGCCAGCCTACAAGATTTCTAACAACGCTAGGCTTCTTGTCTTCGTTAGGGTCTGTATCAAGTGCCATTTCGTCATAGCCAAGATAGTATCTTGCTATCCAGTAGTCGCAGTTAAGTATCTCTTCATCTGCGTATGGGGCAATATAGCTGCCATACCATGCCATGCCTGTGTAAATACCAAACTCATAGCCAGCTTCCTCTATTGTGTGCTTATATGCCTTGATTATGTCGATAAGGTCTGACCCTAAATTCTGCATACAAGTATCTTCTATATCCATCCACACCTTAACTTTACGTCCGCCAAGTATCTCTAAGACACATTTAGCCGCTGTTACTGCCTCTTCTACGCTAGGCGTGTAAACATAGTTATAAACGCCGCAAATATGTATGCCAGCTAACTGACATTTTTTCCAGTTGTTTTCAAACTGTTCATCTGCATTAAGGTCACGTCTAATAACCTTAAGGATAGCATGAGTAAGTCCTGCCACACGCATTTTGTCAAAATCTAAGTCACTACCATTCCACGCTGAAAAATCTCCACACTTAATCATACTAAAATACCTCACTTTCTGCTGTTCCTGTTATATTTACATCTGAACTAATTGTGTTATCTTCTGTGCTGTATGTTGCCTTGTAAGTGTTTTTAACGCCATCAAGAAAGCTCTTAAGCTCGCTGTCTAGTGCTGTATCATTCGCTAAGTATGCCGCAAAATCATTAAAGCTGGCTGACATACTAACTGTGCCACTTTCGCTGATTGTAGCTGACAGATAAGCCACCTGTTTAAGTGTTCCGTCTGAATTTTGAACAGATAATGTTCCGTTCTTCTGAATTGATGAGTTGATGTCTAGCATTGTGTTTTACCTCCTAATTTGTATTAAAAAAGGACACCCGAAGACGTCCTTAATTGCTAATATCCGATTCCATTTGATTTGTATTACGTTGATATTTGTAATCCAAAAAGCGCTTGAATAGATTGTGTATAAGTCTTTGTACCTTCTTTAGATGAACCGGCTTCAAGTTTGATTCTGTGCGTTGCATTGTCATTAAACCACCAAACAAATGTAGCACCGCCTGCAAGTTCTGACGGGTGGCTATTTGCCAATCTGTTGCGGTTATTCATAACACAATTTCCGTCAATGTATATTTTTGCCGTAGTAGTTCCGTAATCGTCTCTAACGTCCGTCCAAATTGATATATTGACAACTAACATTCCATTGCCTTTGATAGTGTAGTTGCGTACAAAGTTTTCTAAATCTATAGATGTTGATGTTTCTTTGACATTTATTGTATTTAAAAATGTGTTAAAAGTTGAATAGTCTACAGGGTCTTTAACAATCAAGTTGTCGCAACTAATTTCGTTGCTATACAATGTGCCTATTCCTAATGTAGTTTGCCTTGTTTTGCCCCAAATGTCACTACCCGAAATACTCAAAGCGTTCTTAACGTCAGAAGGATTGAGTTTATATGTTATGTCGCTTGTTTTTGCATATTTCCATTTGCGGAAGTCGGCTTCTGTCTGCGTTCCTAAAACATAATTTTTCGCTACTACAAAATCAGTCAAATCAACTTTGCCACTTCCATTTAGGTCGTATTGACTTAATGCGAGTTGCGATGTTGTATTGTTTACAATGGCATTTCGTAAAGTATGCAACACATCTTTGTCCGGTAATAAATATATAGAAACTGTATTTGACATCTTATTTGAATCAAATTGAAATCCACTAATTTGTCCTTTAACTGTATATAAGTATCCATCGCTCCTAACATAAAACGGGTAGCTAAATACATTATCTTTAACTGTAGCTCTGACAGACATGACCTTTGAATCGCTTCCAGTTGATTTATCCAGCGACACTCTGTATAATCCATAACCCACACTAGGGTCGTATCTGTAATCGCTGTAAATAGAAGTAGAATTGATATTCCAACCGCCTATTGTACCGCCGTTTCCGACAAAGTTTTTGCAAGTTATAGTTCCGTCTGCTGTAATGCTAGTATTCGTGCTGTTTAACATAAACCTGTTGCCACTTAAATTAAGCCCACCTCTTGCAGTAATATTGATAGTATCTGCGATAGCTTCTATGGCACTCTTAAGTTCGCCTGTTGCTGGGTCTTTCTTAATGTATGCTTCAAGGCTTGCTTTTGTAGCATAGCTTTTAAGACTGTCATTAGTTGCGTAGCTTTCAAGGCTCTTTTTAGTTGCATAAGTGCTAGATACTTCTAACTTAATACTGTTACTTTCTTTGGTTATTGCTTGTGTTATAGCATTATTCATAGCTTCTGTAGTGCTATAGCCTGTAAGAGTATTCTTTGTTACATAGGTTGTGGAAATTTCACTCTTGATACTATTGCTCTCTGCATTAACTGCTTGTGTAATAGCATTATTCATCTGTGTTGTTGTACTGTAATTATCTGTCAGATTTTTCTTTGTCTGTGTCAATTCTGTTGATATGCTATTAAGATTAATCTTAAGGCTAGCGTTCTGATTAAGCATATAAGCTAATTGCGTGTTAGATACCTCTTTCCAGCCCCAATTGCCTTTATCATCTTTAACCCAACGCCAAGTTTTTTGAGCTGTTTCGTTGTATGCTATTGCTCCGTGATGTTTAGCATATTCATCATTGCTGTAAGTCCAAGTAAGATTATCATCTGGAAATAAATCGTCTGATGGATAAATAGGTATAAACCAGTCAACGGCTGGATAATTATCTTTTGTAGGTGTTGCTGTTACTGTATACACCATAAAATTATCATTCGTTTGCTGGTATAAGTCAGATAACGTGATTTCGTAGCTATCTAGCTTCTGATTAACAGCAGAAAACTTAGTCTTAATGCTTTCGTTGTCAACATTTTCAGTCCACCACAACTTATTAGTTATGAAATCACTAGCAACTTTCATCATACCGCCCCATTGAGTATAATCTTTGCCAGCACCACTTGTTATAGCTTGCATAATGACATTAAGTGTCTGCTTTTCGTTATCAAGGTATATCTTGTTACTCTTAAGTGTATGGGTGCTATCGTTATTGATAACATTAAATAATGTCTCAATATCCAGCTTGCTTGCATTAATATTAGCGTCATCTTTAACAACTTCATCACGAACAACTTTTCTTGTAACACCTTTTTCAGTAAGTCCTAAGGCATCAAACATAAGATTGCCAGCTTTATCCCAGACATACATATTGTAGTCCGAATTAGCATCTTTACCTATCTGAACTCTTATTCTGTCAGTATCTTTAATGATAATTGTATTATCTTGCCAATAAGACAACCCATTTTCACTATGAACCTTAAACTTAGTTGTATTAAGGTCAAGTGCTGTAATCTTGCTTGCGGCTATGCTGTCAATCATAGCGTCCTTAATCTGTGCATTGCCGATAACACTTACAACTGCATTAGCGAATCCTGTTGTTAAGCTCTTGCCTGTCGCCGAACCAAACATTAAGGTCTTAATATCTGCTACATCTGCATTTAACACACCTATCTGTGCATAATCTGCTTGCAACTTAGCAATATTAGCTTCATTAATCGTAGCTTTACTTGCTGTCAAATTAACAATATCTGCTGTGACAGTTTCAATCTTATTAGTCTTTAGTTGGTCGATATACGCTTGATGTGCTTTTAAGCTCTCAATATTAGCATTAGTTATATCAGCATTTTCAATAACCGCCTTGTTGATTAAGACTAAATCGGCGTAGTATCGTTCCATTTGCTTTGTCATCGGACCGCTAGCGATATTGCTGTTTTCTGTGTCAGATTGTCCGATAGATGTAACAGTATCCATTAAGCCGCCGTCACATTCGTGGGTTATCTGCATTATAGGCACTTTGTAATCAACGCCGTCTTTATTAACAGTTATAATGTCGCCTACCTCAAGTCGCCAATCACCGACAAACTTAACTGTAAGCGGTCTAAACTGAAAGCCACCTATCTTTTTGTAGACTTCGTCAAGGATTGCCTGCGTCATAAATGGATTAGCAAAGCTAAGCCCAGTTGCACCACTACCGCTAGTGATTGTGCTAGTTTCCTTATCACCCGACTTTGTATTGTTGCAAGTCAGCTTTCTTATCGTAAAATCCTTGCTAGTGGTAAAAGTAACACCTTGTTGATAGTATTGATGTCCGTCAAGCACGTAGCCGCTATCCTTATACCACTTTATTTCAAGGTTTCCGTCAGAATTAATAGCCGCATTGCCACCTTGTAACGTAGCCATATATCCAATCATTTCACGCATTGTATAACCTTGTGGCTTATCTGTAATTGTATGCGTATTTGTTATGCTAGTTGCTAACTGTATGCCTAACTTTGTGCAGATTTCCTCTAAAATAGCCTTATCCGTACTAGGATAAGTTAATTCAGAAAAATAACCTTTTTCAGCCTTGTACATCTTGTCATAAGCTGTGTACTTAGTATACTCTCCGTTGCTTTCTTCTTTAGTTACAGTAAATATGCCTATCTGTACATACTCAATTCCACTATCACCCTTAACGCCCTCAAAAATAGTTATGTCTTTATTTTCAAGTGTAATTTGTGGCTGAAAAATAGAAAAGGTAACACTGCTACTGCAAGTGTTACCTATTGAAATACTATTATTCGGATTGATTATATTACTGTACTTAAATTCATTAAGTGTCTGATTGTATTCTTTTCCATCAACTAAATATTTGCTGTAATATCTTGCATACGGTAAGTTGAAGTTCGCACCCCAATTGATATTTTTCATTAGGTTGCTCCTTTCTGCTGATTAATCGTTAATTATAAAGCTAAGTGCAATAATCTGTGCTGGCTCAATAGCTTCACAGCTATCAAATGCACTTATGTCAACTTTTGTGTATTCAGATACTTCTATTTCTTGTTCTCCTAGTTCTTCAAGTTCTGATTTTATCTTATCGTTATTTCCCTTATTTTCTTTGCGTATCTTTTCTATCGTTTCTACAACTGCCTTAAAGTGTGGTTCTAATGCCTTAATGTCAGACATAATGACAACTGCTAACTTGCCACCCATTTTAAGCTGTGCTACGTTTCTTAATGCTTCATAATGTGCTAAGACTTCATTTCCTGTTATTTTCATAGTTAATCTCCTTATTTCTGAATTAAACTTAATTTTGCTCCGACTATAAGTCCGTCCTCATTTTTTGCCCTTGTGAGATACGGATATGTCACATCTCCTGTGTATATTGTCATTTCCTTTTGCTGACCGCCTAAGAATAGGACTTGTGCTGTTGGAAATGGGTTATTTTCATCACTAATCACATTATCAAGCAACAACGCCTGTTCTCCTGTAATTGGCGGTAGCTGTAGCTCTATCTTGTCTTTAATAGCCACAATTGTGCCTACCATTTCTCCATAGTCATTTCTTCCTGTATTCTTAGACCATATCTTGTTTCTGCTGTACGTGTAGCCGTTGTAAGCTACCGGGAATACTACTCCCTCAATTTCAACAGCATTAATCAAACAAACCACCTCTTTTCTTTAAAATGTGTAACAAAAAAGGAACATATCATCTCTGATACGTTCCCTTAGTTTTATTTCAATACCCATTTTGAATTTTTATTCATTGACTTCACTAAACAACAATAAAGTATTACTGGAATGGATTGTCAACCTCTCAAAATATTAATTATTGTATTCCTGATAATAGCAATTCAGGTATAATACAAATTACTACTACAGATAAAGATTTCAAGGATGGTGCTTATATTAAGATGAGAGTGTATTACAATTCTTAAATTTTCACAAAATACGCTGCGTTAATTATTATGCTTTCGCCTTTTTTATGTTCTTTATTATCAGCCATGTCAATAGTAACTCTATTATTAGTTGCATTATAATTTAAAAATCCTAGAAATGGCGTTTGCCCTATGCAGATTGTACAAGCCGTATAAGAAACATAATAATCAGAATTATCAATCGACAATAATGATTGCAAAGTATTAGGTAGATCCTGTAGTAGTTTACATCTCACATGAAGTTGAACAAGTCCATCTTGTCTATATGTTGCTTTTTTGTATGTTATATCGACTCGCCCTTGATAAGAATTAATAAAATTTGAAATGTCTTTATAAGTCATCATATTTTTTTTCAACAAAGCAACATCTGCATTAAGCCGTCCTGTGTTACCAGTATAGGATACAAAATCATTATAGGTAGCATTAAGGTTTGTGGTAATCATTGGTTTGATAACTATATTATGTAATACTGCACCACTATTTATAGCAACTGCCACATTAGTTTCAGAAACATTTGTTGGAACTTTAAAAGTAATTCCACTTCCTATATCTTTGGCAGGTGTTGCGTTGTTAAAATAAACTTGAACGAAGTATGTGCCTAAGGCATCGCCTCTTGAAACAAATCTTAATGTTTTATTAGCATTTTCTTTTATAATATCAGCCGTATTTTCAAGTACAAAAACTGTTCTAGCACTAGCAGTACCATCCAAAGTATAAGTACCATCTCCATTATTGGTACAAGTAATTCCATTCCGAGAGGAAGTTTCAAGTGTTGGGTTTAATAAATTAGTGCAAATATTATTAGTTATATTGTTGTTGTTTAGCTCACTTATCATACTATTATTATTCTTAATGCCATCTTCCATATGATTAAGTCTGTCTGGACTAAATGGAGTACCGCCAATAGGCTTAGCTTTCCACACTTGCTTTACATATTGAATAAAATTCATAGTAAAACCTCACTTTCTAAGCACACAAAAAGGACACCTCACAATTAAGTGAAATGTCCTTGTCATTTTGCTATTTATTTGTTATTATTGGTATGAGTTAATTTACATTCACTCATACGTGCTAATCAGAACAGGTCTACCCAACTTGTTCTGATTTTTTTATTCTACTTTTAATGTCAGATTTAGAAGCTTCTTGTTTGAACCCCAAGGGGTTACTTCTAAATTAACGTCACTTTTATCTTCTAATATGTATATCTTGGCAACTGTAATATTAGTGCCAGTCTGTAATTCTCTTGCCGTATTGTTGTATTCGTCAACATCAAAGCTGACTAATGGATAGTCAAGTTCCTTGCCATTCTGAAAGCAAGTAACATTGTAGTTGTAAACAAATGCTTCGTTATCTTTTGAATTATTTGTAAATTCAAAATAGACAACAACAACCTCTCTATTATTGCTATCCGTAATTATTTCGTGTTTAAGGTACTTAAGTGTTGTATCGCCATATCTTGCTATATCTGTATCTTGCTGTGTGGTGCTAGACTGCTTTACAGTACTGCTATTATTGTTACTGCTATTACTACTTCCGTTGCTAAAAGCAACTATCAGAAACAGCACGAATGATACTATTGCAAAGTAAGAGCCTAAGTGCCTTTGTGACTTGTCGCCTTTGCTTTTTATTAAGTCCACAATAGCCAATATAAAGCCTATTGGAATTGTGAATATAAATAGTGCTGTTACTGCCGCCGCTATGCTTAGCTTACTGTCTTTTTTCTTTGCTTTCTTTTCTGCCATATTGCATTACCCCTTTGCTTTTATATATAGCAAAAGGATAACACAATACGTTTATCTTATCAATATGGAAAAGGTGATAAGCCTGTCATTGCTGTGTAGTTATTAGCTTTATCTTGTACCATTGTAAATAAATTTTCTGCGTCGCCTTGTAGCGTTACATTGATATTATTGCTACTTTCTGCCATAGCTGCCCTAACAGCATTGTAAACCGCTGGATAAACTGCATTAGCAATACCTTGTGTAATTTCCTGTTGATTGGCTACTGCTGTTCTTCCGTCCATAGTACCAACCATTTCGGGTGCAACTTCATTAGCAACAAACAGCTGTCCTTTGTTTGGGAAACCACCATTTGCATAAAAATCAACACCAATATGAGGTACTTCTGGAGGCATAAGACTAAATTCGCCCTCAATGCTAAAATGTGGCATTTTAATATGAGGAAATCTAAGTGATAAGTCACTCCACCAGTCCTTTAGGTCATACCATAAATCTCGTACATAACTAAAGAAATCTTCTATTGCAACTGATATTCTGTGAAGTTCTGGCTTGCTATCCCACCAATCAAGCACGTTATACCATTCGGTTTTAAGTCCTTGCATTATTCCGCTTGCCATATCGTTCCATCTGTCTGCTGTGAAGTAAGGTGCTACGTGGTTATTCCACCAATTATATATTCCTGTTCCGCTCCACCAGTTAGAAAAACTATTCCAACTGTTAGATAAGCTATTCTTAACATTTTCACCTAAGTTGCTCCATCTTTCTTTAGTAAAATATGGCAAGACATTATCATTCCACCAATTATATATGCCTGTGCCACTCCACCAATTATTGAACGAAGTCCAACTATCAGTTAAGCTGCCCTTTGCGTTATCTCCAAGAGATTGCCATTTTGCTTTTGTAAAATAAGGTGCTACGCTATTGTTCCACCAACCTACGATAGCTGTATTGCCCCACCAATTAGAAAAGCTATTCCAAGCATTGCTTAATGAAGTTTTAGCATTGTCGCCTAATTCTCCCCATTTTGCCTTAGTAAACCAAGGTTCAACGCTTGTAGTCCACCAATTTGCTATATCATCTTTATGCCCGAATGTGATTGTTTCTATCACTCCGTCAATAAAGCTAGGTAAATCTTCAAATGGTGCTTTTATAAGATATGCTAATTGGTCAAACATTGACATGTCTATCTTCTCGCCTGTGAGTGCTTCATTTAACTTGTTTCCTAAGTTAAATCCACCAATAGCCGCACCAATGCCGCCTATAATACCTGTGCCGATTGTTAAGCCTATTTCTGTGGCAGTTCCAGCACCCATTATGGTAGATAAGTCAGTAGTAAGCATTGTGTTTATTCCCTCTGCTAAACCGCCTTTACCGCCTAATGTTTTTAAGCCTGTCTTAACTGTTTTCCAACTTAATGCGTCAGATATTTTCCCACCTACAATCTTTCCTAAGCCACTAAATTTCATAAATCCAAGTGCCGTTATGATTGTAGTTTCAATTGGCGCTGCCGTAAATGAACCACTCCATAATTCGATAGCTGCCTTAATGGCTTGCCATAACACATTGCCAAGGCTTGAAAATATTTCAAGCCAATTAAGTCCAGCTAAATACTCTCCTATATTATGTCCGATTTTAAACCAAGGAACATCATCTATAGCCTTTGCAAACCAATTAAAAATTCCTGCCACAAGGTTAGATGTATCTTGCCCTGCCTTAAAGAAATCACCAACCGCAAAATCTTTAAAAATCTGTTTAACAGGCTCAAGTGCCTTATCAATCCTATCAGCCCACGCAATAGCCGAATTTTCCATATTAGCAAATGCTTTATTCCAAGCCGCTTCATAATCAGCCGCCGCCTTAGTAATATCATCTGTTAAGTCAATACTGCTACCGCCACCACCGCTTGAACCCTTGCTTGAGCTTGTATCGTCTTGTAATTTATTTATTTCATCAAATCCCATAAGGGATAATGTAGCTTTCTTTGCTGAATCTGCTACATTTTGGTATCCGTCCGAAATATCTTCTAGTCCGTCAGAAGTATCTTTGTAACCGCTTTGTCCGAAGCTCTCAAAGTCAATCTTAACGCCCATAAGGCTTGCAAGGTTCACTAGAAGTCGCTTGATTGCAATAGTAACACCGTTTACAACTGGCATAACTTTTGAAAGAATTGGAATGAATAGCTGTCCTGCTACCATTCCGACTTCTTTCATATTGTTGCTGAACTGGCGTAACATATTACTTGGAGAATTTATTGTCAAATTTGTTATCGTATAGGCTCTTTATCCTATACCTCTTATAGTTTCCTATAAGTTCAGAGTACATTATCACCCACGTTTTTACGTTTGGTTTGGTGGTAGCCGCTTCCACCTCGTACTGCCCTATATGCAGTAGTGTCGGACACTCTTGGGAATGTTATATTTATTCAATTCCTACTCGTTACAATACTTAATAGCCTGTTCGTAATCTATTAAGTTATCTCGGTATTGGCATAGCTTATAGCCTTAGCCTTCACCGATTTTGCCCGATTGTCATAAGATGTTTCCATTCTTATGCAACACTTGGAAGATAAGTTATGTCATTAACTTTCTTCCGTCTATTAGCTAAATCACCCCAAGATACTTTACTTTGGTCTAATATTGCCAACACTCTTAATTGCTGTTTTTCCATCTGTGTCATTTCTGATACAGACTTTGATATCCCTAAGTTGTAAGCATATGTCGCTAATGTAGCATTAGTAATATCAATACCATACTTGTACAACGCCCTTGATTGACCGATTAAGCCACTCTGTAAGTTCTGCGCAACCGTTTTATAGTCCACATTAAAAAGTGAGCTTATATCGCCTGCAAGCATTGTCATTGACTTTGTTATAGCCGTTGTCGCTTCGCCAGTCTGTCCTAACGAATTAGTGACAGAAGCTAACTGTGAAGCGTACTGCGTTATCTCTTGTATGTTAAGTCCTAAGTTCTTTGCTCCACTTTCTTCAAGCAAGCCACCTTGAACATTAACTTTCAATCCAGATAACTTTCCAAGAGTATCATTTACTCTACTTTGAAAACTTTCTGCGTATGCCGTAGCGTTATCATATCCGTACTTTTCGTAATCCTTATCCCATTCTGAACCGATTTTACCGAACGCAACTGCTTGATAGTTAAACGCTTCAATGTAATCTGTTGTTGATTTTATAGCTTCTATAAGTTTCTTACTGCCACGAATTACCATAAAATAGGTGGCATAAAACTTGCCTATTGCACTTGCTAAGTTCCAACTACTTCTAGTTGCTGTTCTAGCACTTGTAGAAACGCCATACAGCGACTTTTGAAGTGAGTTTGAAGAAGTACCCACCTTGCTACCTTGACTAGCAAGATTAGCCAATGCGTTAGTCATTTGAATAACATTCTGGCTTACTGTTGGTGCTCTTGATAGCGTTGTCATTAAGCCATTTAAAGCATTACCCAGCTTTGGAATGTTTACAACGGCGTTTTCTATACTCTTACTACCTAGCTTGCCAAGTGACTTGGCAAATTCTGTAACCTGTGTTGCGTTCTGCGGTATGGCTGATATGCTTGCAACCGCTTTCGTAACGGCTTCAAGTGATGTAGCTGTGTTAGCAAGTGCGGCTGAATCAACAGAACCTATCTTTGTGATATTCTTGGCAAGTCTTGTAAAATCTGCTGTTCCTGCGTTCATATTCTGCATAGCAGAACCCAAGTGACTAACGCCGTTTGCAAGGTTGCTTAATGATGAGCCATTCACAGTCGCAAGTGATGTTGACAACCTTGTAAGCTGATTTATCAGTTTATCAACAGAATTAATAGCTTTAGTGGCAGTACCGGTAATTTTGACTTCTAAACTGTCTAATTCCACGCTTTAACCCCCTTTTATAGGATTGTTGGCGGTAGTCCTTTCTTTTCAGTCTGTGCCGCCCATTTTTGCTCATTGAGTAACATCAGCTGTAACTCCTTATCATATGTATCTTCTTCACTTTCTTCTGTTTTTTCTGATAAAATAGCTTGTTTAGGATATTCAATGTGTACATCTTTATTAAATGCTGCACCTATTCCGCAAGAAATAGCTGGAATTGCATAAACTAAAAACCAGTTATACATTTCTGCGTCTCGATTTTGTCTATCAATTTTTTTGCCTTTTGCATATAGTAATAATTTTGTAGGTGTCATTTTTAAAAAGTCCGAATAACTAACGCCTAGTGAACTGGCTAAGACAAAGTATTCTTCCCAGATTATTTTGTGGAAGTCTGTTTCTTTAAGTGGTCTTGTGGTACTACTGCTGGCTTCTTCTGCTCCTGTTCCATCTCTTCCACATTGTTCGCCATTTCCTCTAGCATTGCCGTTATTCCGCTCAACTCGAAAAAACCATCATCTTCCATCGCTTTCTTGATTTCCTCGAATAATGTTCTGTATCCGTAACTCTTATCCGTCTTTCTCTTCTCTGTAATATATGCCCTAGTGAGTTCCTTTGCTTCATCCATAGTTACTGGGTTATTATCAATACAACCTGCGTAAATGGCTAAAATGCAAATCTCCGGTATATCCGCTGTCATATTTGCCAATCCATCAAAAGAAGCCTGCGCAACACCTTTGTCTGTCTGTGTAAGTAAGTACGAACCATTTACAACAGCAAACATCTTCTGCACTATCTCCTTGCATTCTGCTGCACCGAATGAGAACTCAACTTTGTATTCTTTTCCGTTTACATTAATATTCATCATAATTTTTACCCTTTCCCACCCTATCACCATATAGGGAAAGGTGCGGATTTTACACCGCACCTACCTTTTAAAATAATTATTCTGTTACATCATCAAGATATGATGTGTATTCGGCTGTTTTGGCGTTTGTGTCACCAATCGACACAGCCTTTGATTTAGTCGATTGGCTTATTATTCCCCCACCTTTGTTACTGTGAATGTGCCACCAGCACCCTCGACAACTTGAAGCTTGTCTGTACATTCAATAGGTGAAGTGTTAGGAACTGCTGTTACTGTCATTTCAAGTACCGAGTCAGTACCAGAAACATCATTAGGCGTTGCTGTTACCTGCCCGACAAATGCGTACTTAGCAACCGCACCTAATCCGTCAGAACCATATAACTGAATAATATCTAACTGCTTACCCTCTGCTTTGATTAAGTCCTGCAAATAAGCCTTTTCAAGGTTTCCTGTGTAAGTCTTAGCGTCAGATGTTTTGATACCCATTAAGAATGTCTGTGAATCATCTTCAAATGTTGTACTTTCAACTGTGTTAGGTGCTGATACTGGTGCTGAAATCGACTTAGCCGCAACCATTAACTTGTATGAGCCTGCAAAACCATCTTCGCTATGCTCCTTGTAGATAACCCTAGCTTTATAACTTGTACTTGCCATTGCCTTGTCTACCTCCTAAAAATTCGCAAAAAAATAAGAGCATTTCTGCTCTTTGTTACATTAATCTGTCATTTGCCGCTATCATTCGTCTGAATCTAGCGGTACTCTTGTGTACTTTATTGCTGATTGAGAACTCTGGCATTGCGTTGCCTTGAAATCTCATTGTCTTAAATGTATCTGTAATTATTGCCATAACCTTACGGCAATCAGCTTTGCTTGTGTTAGTTGTAACATCTACTTGGAATGTTGCTAACAATGCGTTGATTGTCTGTCCGTCAAGTGTTTGTCCTTGCTCTACCGTTGGCAATAAATGAATGTATACTGTTGGGAATACTGCTTGACCGCTGTTTTCCCCCTCGTTTGTTATAACTATCTTGGGGTACGCTTTCTTTAATTGCGCTAGGGTTTTAGCCTTGACAAGTGCTGTAACTGTGTTTTCAAGGTCTATCGCCCAATCGTTTGCATTTGCCATTAACTAAACACCTCTTTCGCTATACACTTATACTGATTAACAATTTCCATTGTGGCTTTATACATAGGCATTGTGGCTTTAACGCCGTGTGTATAGTGCCATTGATTATCATTTCCAAGGTAATACCACCCATCTTCAAATGCATGTATCTGCCCCGGATATGTACCTACACCCAAGTTAAAATCATTAGCCTTAGGGTTCTCATTACCGCTGTTGTAGTAAATACCTGCGCCAAATTCAATTGCTAAAAGCGTGTAAAATGGCTCTCTATCTTCTACCTCAATAGTTTTGCCAGTAGCAATCAAAATGGCTTGGTATCCGTCTTGAATAGGCTTTCTGTCAACTCTCAATGTTACTGTCCTACCTAATGGACTTTCATTGACGCTCATAATTGCCGCTTTGTCGCCTAATTCTGCTAATCGTTCAACAAGCAATTCGCACTTGTACTGTAATGTTTGCTTATATAGTTGTAGCTGTCTTATTGCCCCTTGTATTGAACTTTCTGATAGAGATACATTAATTGTATGTTTAGCCATAAATACGCTCCTTAACAGCCTGTGAAATAGCTTGCCTTATGCTTTCAATTATTGGCTCTTGTGTACCTGCAATTGACTTCTTAAGAATAGGGCCGGTTAATTCTGGTTGTTCACTGTCTATTTGTATGAATAAAGAGCTACTTTGTGGGAATCCGCCTGTCTGATACTCCATGTAAACCACCTACTTTACAACTGCTTTAAGCATATACTTAGTTGAATACAATGCTGGCTTAATGCCTACAATCGTGAAGTCTGCTGATGTTTCATCAACAAGGCTATCAGATGTGTATGTAGGCTTGCTATCGAGCCAGATAAGGTCGCCTTTTTGAACAGGCAACATATTCCTATCTGTCAGTAAAATAGCATCAAAATCAGCGGTATCAAAGCCATATTCTTTGCTCTGTGCTTCTCCGCCGCTGAATGATATGTTAGCTTTAAAATCAACTGGCTCTGAAAAGCCTGTTTTCTCTTCAAGGACTTTGGGTATCTTATTTCCCTCATCATCAAGATAAGGAATGAAGTTGCCTTCTGTGTCGGTATATCCCTCATAGAGGATATTGCCATCATCATCTCTTTCGTAGATAGTAACAGTTTGCCCTTGAAGCGAATACTTCATAGCCTGCTTATTAATATCAAGCATTGTTCTTTACCTGCTTATAAATCTGATTTACGCCAGTACTTGACAATCCCGACACGATACCTACGGCTATTGCATTAAGAATGTCATTTGCCGGAAAGTCCGGTATTACATACATACCTATAACACCTAAGATACCGCCTACAACACCTACGATTATAGGAATAAAATTATCCTTAATGTGCGGAATTGCCTTAGCTCCTAAACCTATCAGATATGTTATTACAACGATTGCAACTACTGTTGATACTGATGTTATATCCATTCTGTTATACCTCCTTGTCATCATTAAGTCTTGTTTCTATGCCATCAATTCTGTGATGTGCTGACTTAACACTTTCTTCAACTTTAACTATCCTACTATCGTGAGAATTAAGTTCTTTACGCATTTCTGTGACTTCGTTCTTAATCTCCGTTGTATTGTTGGATATTGCGTCAAGTTTCATATTTATTCGCGTGTTCTCTTTAACACGCTCTTCAAGTTCTACTCTGTCACTTCGTTTATCATTCTTAGAGTTGAATGATAAACTAAAAAATCCGAAAAAGACGGAAAAAGCAACTGAAATTATGCTTATAATTACTGCTATTGGCATTGATATACCGCCTTTCTAAATTAATAGGCACACAGCCCACCACCCTTAATGTGTGCCGCCTGCTAACATATTGCTGACATCAGCAAAATGCTAACGCACAATCTTCTATAATACTTTAGCAAATGGAAATACCCCAACAAATAAGCTATCTCTGTCTCTCCAAGTTCTGTTTACGCCGTTCTCATTGTAACTTGCCATAAATGCTTCGCCTGCTTGTGAATGGTCATAGACCGCAAGATTAACGATAACACTCTCAAATTTCTTCAAGTCTTCAGTTATCATTTCATCTGTGTAGCTGTCGGGGTAGTTTCTTCTTGCTTTTACATCTTCTGTAGCTTGCTTAATGAGCTGTTCGATTATCGGATTATCTTCTTTGCTATCGAACACTACCACATCAGATGTAGTTGTATCATCATTTGTGACTGTATCAATATGAAATTGTTTAAGTCTGATTTTAACCTGTTCTAATGTGGTGTATTCCATAACTATCTCCTATAATCCTAACTTTTCAATTAACAGTTCTTTAAGTTCTGCTCCTGTAAGCTCCATTGCATTCTCAATGCCTTGTTCTAAGGCAAGTGTCTGTAAGTCCGCTGTTGGCATACGCTTAATAGCTGTTTTTGTGTAATCGCTTGTAGGTTGAGCAGGAAACTTATCCTGCTCTTCCTCATATTTAAGCTCATCTCCATAAACAGCTTCCTGTCTTGCATTATCTGCTGTTACTTCTTCACTCTGCTTTGCGGCGTTGATTTTGTGTCGTCTTAATAACATACAATCACTCCTTTACGCCTTGAACTTGGCAAGAACTACCTTAGAATCATTGCTAAGAACAGCTGTGTAATGCTCATCACCAGATATAACAGTTGTCTTTGCAAGAATATCTCTGTCAGATTCAATCTCAACGCTTCTCTTCATATAGATTGTAAGTGCGTTCTCTTCCTCTGACACGCCATCTGCACCTGTGTCCTCGTTAGGATCTTCTGCTGATACGATAACAATAGGACAAGCATAGAACTCTGTTGTAACAGCCTTTAACTTGCTACCTACCTTTATTTCCTTACCCTTTGGCTTAAGCGTATGTGCAAGTGCTGTGTCAAGGTGAACATTCGTTGCATCCTCGCTTGTTGTATCAGCTACAACATTGATTGTTCCTGTTGAATCATCAAGTTCATACTTAACCAGCTTAACTTTCTTAGACTTAACAACCTGCGCTCCTGCAATAGAACCGATAGTGCCATTCATAATTACATTAAGTGGGTACTTGTCATTGCTCTTGAAATCAGCGTCATTAAGCAATGTGGCTTCCTGTGCCGGATTGATGAATAATATCTTTGTAAGTGATGAATCTGATTCATCATCAAACTTGCTATTAGCCGCTACAACTGCTGAATAGCTGATAGGTGCTGCTGTTCCATCGTAATCAATAGGTGCTGTGCAAAGTGCGTCATAGCTGTCATTATCAACCTTTGCAGCGATTGACATAGCAATCTGATTGATAGCTGTACCAAGTGGGTCGCCATAACCAGATAATACTGATTCATCTGTAAGCTCTACAGCCTTACCTGCTTTCTTAACCTTTGCTTCTGTTGTAGATGTTGTAAGTACTGTTGTACCCATAGCAACACCTTCTGCTACATCTTCTGCGTCACCAATATAAGCATACTTCGGCACAACAATTGTGCTTCCCGGTCTGCCTACAAGTGTTGTATCAACTCTTGCGATAGGTGAGAACTTAATTTTCTTTGGCAACTTAGCTGATACCATATCAGCCATTACCTGTGGATCTACTAAATTTGCTAACTTAGTCTGTGGCATAGTTTGTTTACCTCCGTTTTCTACTCTGTGAACTTCTTATAAAGTTCTGGATTCTTATTTTTGAACTCCACTCTTTCGTGGTAATTCATCTTGTTGAACTGTTCCTGTGTTATCGTGCTTTCTTCTCCACCGCCTGCATTAATAGCCGGTCTCGATTTAAGCCACTCTGCCTTAGCTTCTTTAACCTGTCTTTGCACTTCATTGGCAATTACAGTTGCTATAAGGCTATGGTCTGCATCTGCAACCGCCTCAATCAAAGAATCAATATCCTTTCCATCGCCTATAACTTTCTGATAAGCGTTGACAGCTTTCATATGATTAAGCTCTTTGCTCATATTCTCGAACTTTTCAGCCTGCAACTTTTCAGCTTCTGCCTTTGCTTCTGCCTCCTGTTCTTCTGCTGTCTGCTTTGAGCGAAGTTCTTTCTTGTACTTAGCTGCTTCTGAACTGGCTTTATCAGAAGCGTTCTTATACTTCTCTTTTTCAGCTCTTTCACTAGCAAGTTGTGCCATAAGCTCTTCTACACTAGGTGTCTGTTCTTCGTTCTGTGGCTCATTATTAGTTGTTGGTTCTGTTGTTGTGTTAGTTACATCTGCCATAATTTCTTTACCTCTGCTTTCTGCGTTTTTTGTTGTTCTCTCAACTTCTTGCGATATTTGTATTGCCCTTTCTCTAGGGCATATAAAAAGCCACAAGGCATTTTCTACCCTGCGGCTCAATATCAATCATTTATCTGTTCTGCTCTTATCTATAACTGGACTATTTTCTGTCTGGTCTGATAAGTCTTGCATTGTGCGGTCTTTGTTAGGTGATTGTTCGCCATCTCCGCCCTCCGCTTGGTTTTGTGTGTCTTTGTTGATTATACTGTCTTGATATGCCTTAACCATCTCTCCGCTTCTCGCTACAACATCGTTAGGGTCGTCAAAGAATGGAATCGCATCAACTGTATCTTTAAGGCTAAATCCGTGGCTTATCAATGTTGCCATAGCATTAACCTTGGTTGACATTTCATAAGTTTTTTGTCGCTTAATGTTAGGCTTTACATCTCTTGCCTTTAATTTAAGTAATGGGTTGCTACTGTTAACATTGTTTGACAGTTTGATAGCTGCAAGAACAACTTTTATCTCTTCCATTTTGCAGCCATCAGTAATTAATTGCTGTTTTGCCGCCGCTGTTTCTGCTTGTGACCAACCTGTTGCATCTGACATTGCAACTCCTGTACTGCCACCGCTATTATCATTTCGTTGTGGCACGTTGCATTTCTGCAAGATTATCTGTCGCCTTGATTGAATGTTATTAAGCATACCTGTGTAATCGTAATTAATTGCAAGTGGCTCAACTATTGGAGTTTTGCCATCTGCTGATGTATAGGTTTGCATCCATTCTCCAGATTTTGGCTTTCTTACTTTTTCAGTGATGTGCGGTGTTCCATCTTTGTCAAATATTTTTTCCTGTTCAACTGGGAAATCAACATCATTTGTATGCCATACTGCCTGTGTGTTCTGTTCAACATCATTGGTAAAATCTGAAATGAGTAGGTTTAAGTTATCCATTTCAGATATTTGCCGTTCGAAACAGCCCATTCTATCAAATGACCTTGTATATTCAATAATAGGGATTTTATGTAATGGATTCTCTTCCCCACTTCTCTCTAAAAATCCCCATTTTGTTTTTCCTTTATTTTTTCCGTTAGTGATTTTTATTCCGTCGGTAATTTCATATCTCGTATCTTTAGTAAAACAAGTGTAATATCTGGTACCGCTGTGCTTATCTTTTATATATGTTCCAGCAAAAATAACTCTCTTGTCGCTGTAGGCGGTTGACCTTACAACAAATGTTGTTCTTGGGTCTAATACATTATATGTGAAATAGCTTTCCCCATCCTCGTATTCTGTATTCACATCAATGAGGACATATCCAACGCCGCCAATTTCAACATATCTTGCAAGTTCCTGTTGCTTCTGCCTTGCATTCTGCGATTCGTAGCAACTGTTTAATTCTGCTATAGCTTCTGTTAGGTTAGAATCCTCATTGTCGCCATTTTGAACTAGCGTTATAGGATTTCCCCACTTAAAACCCAAATTAAACTCTGCGACTTCGTTAGCCACATTGTCACAGCACTCACAGTCAATGTCCGGTCTGTAAGTCTTTGCGTTCTTCCTAACTATAGGCTGTATTCCTGCGTCATAATCAAGAAGAAACTGTATTCTGTTGGAATTAATATCATGCTCCAAAATTGCTTCACGCAAAATCGGTATTATATTGTCAGGTGTTATTTCTTTTGCACCTGTATAAATAGCAATTCTTCCCGTCTGCATTGTCTATACCTCTAATAAAATGTCATACCACTTGAACTTCTGCTCTGTGGAATTTCTTTAATCTGAAAATTATCGTCATCATTCGGTACATACCAAATCCATTTGCCGCAATGTTTGCAAGCTAGTTTGTGTGTGCGTGGGTCTTTCTTATCTGCCTTAGTTAGAAACTTATGGCAGTTCGGACACATAATTGACTTATCTTTATTTTTATAAAATTCCATATATTACCTCTTTGCATAACAAAAGCACCGCCACAATTAAGTAACGGTGCTTCTTGATAAGGAATGTTTTGTTTATGAAAAACAGCTCTGTAATTTCTTACAGATACAGTATATCATTAGTGCAATAGGACATTCTAGGACAACTTTAAATAACTATTGCCATATTTTTCTTCAAATACTTTTAACGCTCTTCCGTGAAGTCTTGTTACATTCCTGTATGAAAAATTCATTTCTGTAGCAATTACTTCAAATGTCTTTTTTTCAATGTATCTTGAAAAAAGTACGTTGTAGTAATCTTCATCTTCTATGCTGTCTATTTGCCCTATAATCGTATTTTTTTTATCGGTGTATTCATCTATCATTCTGTCAAGATTGCGTTCCATTTCGTCAATTTTGGCATATGTAGTGCCTATTTTATCTGGGTCTGATGATGATAACACTCTTTCTTCATTCTTTACTGCTGATATACTACAAGAAAGCTCTCTAAGTTGTGCTATCTCTGTTAGCTTGTTATTTATCATACGATTAAGTCTACTGATTTGATTAAGATAATCCTTGGTTGTCATAATAGATTAACCTCCTATATTGGACTTGACATAATGATTGTTTTTTTTACTCGATTCCCTTTTGTCATCCTCAATGCAAAGTTTGAAAATACATCTGGAACATCATCTAACTGTTTCTTTCCAGATACTGAATACTGTTTTAAAAGTGACATCATCACTCCGTATGGCTCATTAGGTTTGTAAAGTGATGCGTCTTTAAAAATAATGTGTTGCAAAATCCAGTTAGAACATTGAAAAATTCTTGCTTCTTTGTTTGTTTCTGTAGGCGTATCTGTAATATTACATATCCAACCTACACTCTCAACACGCTTATTAACTTCCATTGCCACTCTGTCTCCGCCCGCATTGCGTTCAAATTCACACTCTTGCGCTTTATTATTTACAAGCACACCTGCGGCATTTCTGTATTGTTCTTCGTAATCTGCTGTGTTATCGCATACGCAATCAATACAATAATAATCTTCTCCGTATTTCTGTAATACAGGCAACACAAAATAATCTGTACCTTTTCCTTTTGTATCGCATTGAGCTGTGATAATCTCCGGCTCTCCGTGTGGCAAATTAAGGTATCTTCGGATTTTATCATCTGGAAATAGTAATCCCTCACGCTCTATAGGCTCCTGTTTGTATAAGCACCTATAAGATATTTCGTCCATTAAAAGCTGTTGATCTGTGAAAAATTCTTTCGTGAATCCACTATACTCATAATTAAAGTTGCTCTCGCCTGTTACTGGGTCAACATCCGGCACAGCGATAGTTTTAACTCTTTTATTCCCTGCGTACATATTTTGTATTCTGCCGATAACATCGTGTACGCTCCAGCGTGTAGCAATATGTATTTCTTTACAGTTATGTCCGTCCGTATCTTGAATTTTTCTTTGCCTGGCATCTACCGCATATTTATCCCATAGCTTATCAAGTACCATAGGATTAAGTGCTTCTTCAATACCGCCTATCATATCGTCTACAAGCAAAAATTTGCTTGCACGAACTTTACCAGCATTTTTACTGCCAACAGATGTACATTGTATGCTAGGGAATGGCTTGTATTTACCTACATTGAACTGTTCAAGTTTTGCATTTGTGCTTGTGACTGTAAGATTAGGGAAAATTTCATTCCACGCATATTCGTCAGAATTTGTAACAATGTCATACACGCCATCGTAGTACATTCGTGTAATGTCGCCCGAATGAGAGTAAAAAAGGCAAAAGTCATTAGGAAACCAGCCAGCAACTAAAGCATTGAACATTTTTTCAATGGTTGTTTTTCCTGCTCCTGGTATTAATGACACACACAATATATCGTATTTATCATCAATCATACCTTGCAATGCTTCTGTTAGCCCCATTTTTATAAATTGTTTGCGGCGTGGCATATAAAATCGCTCTTTAGGCTCTCTTTTCTTTTCAAGATACCTAAAACCGCTGTCAACAACTTTGTTTTGTGCTTCAATCAGCAAAATATCGTAAAACCAATTAATCAGCTCATATTCCGTTTTATTTGCAAACGCATACTTCTCTAAATCCCATATCGTTCCACCTGTCTTGTCCTTGCAGAAACGCTCTATAAGTTCTTTTGCCCTTTCTGTAAGTTGTAGTCCATACTCAATATCTTTCTCGCCATTTATGGCTACACTGCAAGCCTCTACATAGGCATTAATTACTTGCTCATCTATTCCGTTTTTTTCTATGTAATTTTCATATCCATCAACTGTGGAAATAAGGCTCTGACTAGCCATAAAGAAAAACACCTCCACTTTTCAGCAAAGGTGCTTATAGACCTCTGCCTATAATTGTTTTAGGGTAGCGACTAACTCCGTTTGTTAGTCGGTAATTTTTTTATTTTAATTCATCTGCTGTAACTATATGTAAAATTCCATAATTGCCTTTATCAAAACTGTCTCTTGCGCTTTCGTGACATCTTGTGCGTAGCACATCTAATCTACTTTTAATATTGCTATTGCAAATAGCCTTAGCAATATCAGAAAATGGCTGCGGATGTTCAACTCTGTCTGTTGCCTTTTCATAAGTGCAATTCCCTTTGTAGTCCATAATAATTCCAATAGCTTCATTTCTGCCAAGATTTACACCTAAAAATCTGTCTGTAACTGTATTCCATATCGCATACAAATTGTCTACATCATCTTGCAATGCAACTATTAACATAATTTCACTCCTTGTCCAGTTTATCCGCATACCTTGTCATTTCAATTCGTGTTCCGTTTTCATCCTTTGTATATACATTTACACATCTTGTAGATTTGCTTGTCATATCTCCAAGTATTATTTCCGTCTTATCGTCATCAAAGTTGTAACATTTTCGCATTTTTTCAATGCAGTTATTCATTTCAGTTATTTTCATAACCTCATTCCTTTCTCACGCTATTCGCTAATGCCTTTGTTTCCTCTAAGATTTTCATTGCTAAAGCTCTTGAAAACTCATAATTATTTTCCGGGTATCTTCCTAAGATTGATTTTGCGTACTCATTAACTGCATCAACAGAAACATCAATACCCATTACTTTTCCAGACACCTCAACACATTCCGTTCTCTTTTCATCATTTGTGCATTTATTGTCTTTGTTGTATCGGCAAGTAGTTAAGTTACAATCATTCATTCCTCATAAACCTCTCAAAATCTTTCCTGCACTTAGGGCATAATTCTAAAACTTTTGTCCCGGGAAAAATGCGATGTTTCTCAATCTTTTCAATTTTCCCAACAACATCTCCATCCTCAAAGATTGGATATGGGATTGAATATTTACCAAAACCTGTGTATTTCATTTCGTTTCTTTTTCTATGAGATATTTTTTCACCGCACCTGTCGCAAGTATGCCATTCTTTCTGATGTTTCATAAAATCCCTCGTTTACAAATCAAGTTTATTCAAATAATCTGTTCCACTATTTTTAAGTGCCTTGCTAATGCCGTTAATCATATTAGCCATTGTCTGTTCGACTTCCTTTATCTTTTCAACGCTTCCACCACATTGTAATGATAAATAGCTTTTCTGCCAATCGCTTGCGTTTACAACTATACTATTGTGAATATCTTTCTGTGTAACCATCATTCAACCAACTTTCTAAGCCCCATTCATAAACATATTTCCAAAATGAAAATCATTTAGTGCTTTTTCTAATTCATCTTTGTACCTAAATGGGCTTAAAGGACTTTTCATTTCTTCTCTCAAAACCGGCATTGCCACATCTATCAAAATGCCTTGTGTAGCACTTGCAAGATTTTGTGGCGGCAAATCCGCTAAAGCACATAACTCCATTCTTTTATGGTCGCATTTTTCAGATTCAGGGCAACTTTTACATTTTTCTGCTAATTTACTTAAAGGTTCCGCCATTACTGCACCAACTTTCTACCACAGATAGGGCAATAATTGATATTTAATGCTCCGTATTCATTCGCACTATTGGTAAAAACAAGTGCGTTATGGTCTGTTATTTTTCGTATTTCTATTTCCATCCCACTAGGAACTATATCAGAATCTTCTCCTGGTAAGAAATCCCAATCTGGAAGTCCTATTCCTATGTTTTTACAAAATTCGCACATATCTAAACCTCGCTTATATCTACAACTTTGCCATCAGGCTTTTTAACAAGCACCTCTTTTGCAAGTATAGTTACATCGATTTCTTTTGTGGTGTCCGCTTCTCTTATATTTCTTATCCTGCCTATTCTGGTTGCACCTTTGAGCGGTACTCCGTCAAGTGATAAAGCGATGTATTTGCCACTTGACAAATCCAGTAATGCTTTTTCAACCATTATTCTTTCCCCCATAAATTATCTGGTAATTCCTCGCCGCCATATATCTTGTTAGCATATTTCTTAAATGTCGGTACGCTACAACCTGCTACTTTTGCCGCCTTTACCTGTGAAGCCTGTCCAGATATGTATAAGTTAATTGCTTCATAAAACTTATCTTTGTTTAGTGGATGTACGCCCATAGCCATAATAATCACTCCTTGTCTGTTTTACATCATTTTCTGTATCATAATTGCCAATATACCTGTCAGTAAATATATTATTATTGACATTCCCTCTTTAACAGCTGTTGCAATAGATATATCTTCTCTTTCAATGTATTTGATGTTGTAATAAACCCATATCAGTAACACTATGCCTAATATTAATTTCATAAACATTTTTCCTTTACATTTCTATAAATCTATTTGCCAGTTTACCAAGATATTCAGCATTGGCAAAATGTGTTATTGAGTAGTTGGTGCTTTCTCTATGTTCTCTGATGAAATGGTCGTTAATCATTCTCTGTAAAACTGTAATGCCCTTATCGTCTGTTTCATATATAGCGTCAGCGTCGAAATGTCCGTGTTCTGTATCTGTGATAGTTGATAGGACTGAACATACATTCTTTAATGTCTTATCTGTAAGTATTGGGTGTACTTTGTGGAAATAGATTTCATATAACTGCATATACATCTTAAATCCATCCTTAACGCAATCACATATAGCTGAATTGCCTATGTCGCTGTCACAGATGTTATTGAACCTATCAACCATATCTTTTTCTTTAAGCAACATTTCATCTCTTGTGACAGCTCTTGCCGTCGGTTTCTCTGAAAACGATGTATATACCTCTCCATCAATGTTAATTGATGTATTATCCTTATTAGTAATTTCTGAATTATAATCTCTGTTTATATTCTCTGTAGTAATCTCTGGTAATGGTCTGTCGTTTTGTCCTTCTCGACAGGTCATTTTGTCCTGTCGGTCTGTCACTTTGTCTTGTCGATTTGTCATTTTGTCCTCATCGGAATTAAATTCATCCACAAGTTCTTGTAATTTTTTAGTATCTATTGTGTACCACTTTGTTTTATCAATAGCTAATTTGTTGTAATTGGCAGATAAAACGACACCTTTATTTTCAAGCCTTGTGAATGTTCTCTGTATCGTTTTTTCACTCCAATATGGAAAATTATTAATTCTCCAATCACTGTATGAGTTGTAAACCCAATATTTACCATCAATAAGGTTCTTTTCAGCTTTTTTATTAATTTCTAGCCAATAATTTAATTGATTTAACACTATTGCTTCGTTTAAATCTCCTAAAACAAGTGCTAAATCGGTGTTTACAATAAGTGTCTTTGATTTGTCAATAAATAATTCTTTAAAATTCATCTCCAATACCTCCGCTTGATATTATTTATGTATGCCTACGATACATACTCCGCTTGATTGATAAAAACAACAAACAGGCACAGCGGAAGTGCTTTTCGCTTCGTCAAGCTAGTTTGTTGTAATCGGATAGATAGGACTTGAACCTATGACTTTCTTTGCACGCAAAGTGTTCTCCCGACTGAACTACTATCCGTTATATAGTTTAATTAGCTGCTAAAACAGGTTTCTCAACTCACAGCATTGCATATCCCCACTACGAACATTGATATGCGTTCCCACTCGAATTGATGTGGTGTGGATTTGAACCACACATAGCAATCACTTTGCAACAGGTAACACCCATACAGGTTTCTTTGCCGACATTGGCTTCTGCACAAGCGTTGACATAACGCAGACACAAGGATTCGAACCTTGACAGCATTTCTGCTGGATAGCTTAGCAAGCTACTGTGATACCATTACACCATATCTGCAAAATAAAAAAACTGACACTTTGTTGGGAAATGTAATAAGATCTTTCGGAGATTATTGTAAGTTTTAACAATCAAGCTAAGTTTATTGTTACGATTGGGGATATACGTCACAAAGTGCCAGTTTAAATAGCAGCGTGAGGTACGAACTCACATAATAGGTCTTGGCAAAAGCTGGATGCAATACAGATAAGCCCGTGCAGTAGGACTTGATAATGTTCTAAGATAGTGCTTTCGCTCGCTATTACTACTACTGTAACTGCTAATGCTGCATTGAGCTAATTAAGCGTACAGCAAAACCTCACGGACTTTCTGACGGTCCTTAACAGCTCTTGCTATGAGGCGAAAGGAGAACTTAATGTCATGGTAATTCCACCAAACCAGTAAGTTCAAAGGTGCAAGTAACGATTAATACTTATACTTGCGAACTGCCCCTATCAGAATCGAACTGATGATATAAGAATCAAAATCTTATGCCTTGACCGCTTGGCTAAGGGGCAATTAAGCTACTCTTTATCTTCAAAGAGTGCTGCAATATCATTTGTGCTATCAATCTGTTCTACAAAGTTATCTGTGCCGTTAGGATGTGTATCTGGATTACCATTGCAATTTTTGCAAGGCGTTTCAAACCACATTTTAAATTTATATAAGCAATTACAGCAATCTTCCTCTGGCTTAAGCATTAGACATCACCTGCCTGCCTATGATTAGCTCTGTAAGAATCAAAGCCGTCCGGATAACGTGCTATAAGCTTATCTACGTTTGTCTGCATTACATCATCAAGACTGAATCCGCAAGCTTCGCAAATCATAGCAACGTACCACATTACATCGCCGCACTCTTTCTTGAGGTGTTCTAGGTCTATGCCTTTTTCGTGGAATATACCCTTTTTAACAAGGTCTGATACTTCGCCAGCTTCACCAGTTAAACCTAAGACACCATTAAGAAGTCCTGCTATGTCATTTATGTTGCTACACTTAGCATTGTTTTCTGTTAGAGGACTAAGTGGAAGCTTGCCAGTTAATTCAGTACTTAATCTATAATGAGCCATTTTATCGTTAGTACGCATAGCTAAAGCCTGATATTCATTGCCCTGCATTTCTAACCCCTTTTTATATTTTAAAAATTTTTGGAAATAGCCCGATTGAATAACCGGTATCTGATGTGTGTTTGCAAAATCTTTAGAATTAAATTAACTGTGTTTATTATACACCTATCTATAGGATTTGTACAGTAATTATTGACTAAATTATATAGGTTTTATTAAGGCTATATTAATAAATATATTAATTATTGTATATGGGTTAATAAGTTATTAATTATTGGGTATATAAATATATATATAAATAAATGTGTATATATAAATATAATAAGCCTTTTTATTTTTGAGAATATTTGAGTAACTTAGTTGGGGCAAAATCCCGGCGATTAACAACCCCCAGCCCCTATTTATAAAATTGTGCCTGTTTGGTACTGATATTTCAAACAATTAACACAATTCACACTATATCTGTACCATAACGCCGATAAACCTTAATTTATCAGCGTTATATAAATGCTTAGTACTCATAAGCCCAGTATTTAAGCGGTTTCTAAGCTGTTTAAATTGTGTCAGAATTGTTTATAGCGTTTATCTGCTGTTTATCTGTTAATTGCGCATTGTTTTGGTTCAATTGTGGAAGCTCCGACGCGGTCTTAATGACTTTCGCGGTGCT